TGGCTCTACCACCCACATTGCCTTCGTCGGCTTCATAAATTTGATAGGGATTGGCTGCTTCACGTTCTACCAAGGGCTGCATGCCTTGGTTCACAATTCTATCACGCAGTCGTGCCAAGAAGTAAGTGTCTGCATCTTCTGTCACCGCATCAGGTTGTTGTAGACCTTCTTTGGTCAAGTACTCACGGAAGTCTTTGATCTTGGCTTCTCGGTCTTTGTCCTTGGCCAAGGCAGCAAATATAGTTTCCACTGTGCTGAGATTGTCTCTTGTGGCTCGTGATCCAAGAATCATACGTGCTGCTTCGTCAGGATCCATGGTCAACAATTCATTGCTGGTTCTACTGAACATGCCATTGGCACCCAGTTTGAGTCCGTAGTGTTTGGCAATACTGCTCATCAACACAGCACGGTTCATGCCTTTGTATGCTGACCCTGCGCCTTGATTGTAGTAGAATGTGCCCCAGTCCAAGTTGGGAAAGAACATGAAGTCTGTTTGTACATAGCCCAAGTCAGGACGTCCTTGTATGGGTGTGCGCAGGTGTACTTCTCCGCCCTTTTTGATCCACTCTGCTGGAGGCAGTTTGTGGCTCACAATCCATTGTGTTAGTTTGGCGGCCAATTGCTCTTTTGATACTTGGTTGGCATCCACTGCCAAGTCCATGTCTCCTGATGTAGGCGCTTTGCCAGTTGACCCCAGCCAACGTTCACGTGGGAATTCTATGCCGGTGAGTTGTTCAAGCCAGGCCACAGTGGCCGGAACATCGCTTTGATTGATTCGACCAGTGAGTGGATTGCCTTCTGCATCCTTGAACACATTGCCGCCTTCTAGTAGTGTGCGTAGAGTTTTCATGGGTTTAATTTTTTTAATTCTGCGGTAATAATCTTTATTAATTCATCTTGTACTGGGTCTGCTGCACCATTCAGTCGGGTACCGTTTATTATAACATCTCCCGCAGCATCTACGTTGATAACTGGCTCACGACTGGTAGGGGTTGGCATGAATGATCTAATTATTTTGGCCATTGCAATATGTATTGGTGTGGTATTCAATGTGGTATTGCCAATTTTTACACTGCCTGTTGCACCTGGTCCCACCACAATCGTTGGCATTCTTTGCATGGCCTGTTTGTTGACAGAATTAAACTGCATCAATGACCTTATATCATATGTGACTTTGGAAAGATTTCGCCATTGTTGGAATTGCCCTTGTGCAGTAGAAGAAGGTGAATTAAAATTTAGAATAGCCTGAATACTGCTGTTTAATCGAGACAATTGAATACTTGCTTCAGATTGTGCTTCGTTATCTACATATTTAGGCAGTTGAGCAGGATCATTGCCCAACTTGTTGTCTAGGAAATATCCATAAACACGACTCATAAAATTGTCTGACAGTGATTGTTTAACAACTGGGGGCAATGCACCGGGAGTATCCACGCCAGAAGATTTCATGGCATTTGTTAGTGTTTGATTCCATCGAGTCAATTCGTCTGCGGCCATTTGATTGATCAAGGGATCTGCGGCAGCAGCAGCCTTGGCTCGCCTGTTGCCGCCTGTGTCCTCTGGTCTGGTCAATCCAGCCTGGGCAAAATTGTAAGCATCTAATTTGTCGCCCAACGCACCAATTGTGGCACGAGAAAACCAGCCGGCTTCTTGCATGGGTTTTTTGGCAGTGATTTCAAAGATCTGCATTGGTTCTCCTGACGCTCCGTGAGAATTTGCTGGTGTCTCTTTGACGTATTGCATTCAGCAGTTTGCGCTGAAGATTTTCTGCTTGTTCAGCGGAAAATTCAGCGTCAATTTGTTCCAGCAAACGAATGGCTGTTTCTATTAGATTGCTGGCGCGAGTTTCAATGATGGCTCTGCGATCACGTTCGATGTACAAGCTGTCCAGTTCTTCTAATATGCTTCTAGTTTTCTTTTGCATTTGCTCAAGGGCCTTTGGATTATTTAGTGGAAACGTCTTTGCAATAAATATCTAATACAAGGAAACAGTATGACTAGCCAAATCAATCCCGCTGATATCGACGGTAATTATCCCATTGCAGGGGTGAGCAACAACACTCAGGGCATGCGTGACAACTTCACCAATACTCGAACAAATTTTCAATATGCTGCAGATGAAATAACTGACCTGCAGAACAAGGTTGTGCTCAAGGCTGCACTCACAGGCACCACCCTGGACAACAATCTTGGCAACAACGTGGTGTACAATGCTCTGGTCAAAGGCATTTCGGGCACAGTTGTGGCCATTGCCAACACTTCGGGCACAATCACAATAGATTGCAGTGCTGGGCCTTATCAAAGCATCAACATGGCTGGCAACATTGCGTTGAGTTTTACATCAAACACTTGGCCCACTGCCGGCACCCTTGGTGTGGTGCGCACGCAAATCACTGTGGATCAAGTGGGACGCACATTGACTTTGCCCAACACAGTCAGCAACGGCATTGTTGGCATACAAGGATATGCCAGCAATGTGATCACATTTGCCAACACCGGCACTTATGAGTTTGGATTCTCAACCACCAACGCTGGCAATGCCATCACAATCGTTGATTTTAATCGTCCGTTGAATTACTACACAAATGGTGTGAACATTGCTGCCAACACTGTGAGTAACAGTTCTGTGTCCGGTGCACTGACTGTGGCCGGCGGTGTGGGCATTCAGGGCAATTTATATGTCAATGGAGATATATTTGGTAATGTCACACTGACTGATATCTCTGTAAACACTGTGACTGCTGTGGGTAATGTGGTAGGTGGTAATGTGGTAGGTGGCAATATATTAACAGGCGGAATAGTCAGCGCTACTAGTAATATCACAGGTGGCAATATTACTGCGGTCACTGTGGTTACTACACCAAGGATTGTAACCAATAATATTAGATCTGATGATTCAAGTTTTGTCACAATAGAAGATGGAGTAAATGTTGAACAAGGATTAGTAGTTACTGGCAACATCACAGGTGGCAATGTCATCACCGGTAATGTAAACACCACAGCATTGAGCCTGAGTGGCAACATAATATCTGCGCTCAATGCTAGTTCAAGCATTGCAGCTGGCACCACAATATCTGCCGTGGGCAACGTCACTGGTGGCAACGTGTTGTCAGGTGCTGTGATATCTGCTGTGGGCAATGCTACCATACTGTCAGGTACTGCTGTTCCTGCAGGTGGCGCAACTGGTGCTGGTTACAAATTATCAAGCACCACCAATCTTGGGGTGTTTTTTGGATCTGATGTACCCACATTGAGTGCTGCTCAAGGATCGCTGTATTTGCGCACCGATGGCTCAACCACAAACAATCGCATGTATGTCAATATCAACGGTTCAACAACTTGGACTGCTGTGATTACTGCGGCTTAACCAGTTTTGATCTTGCCCAACAGTTGTTTTAGTTTGGCGCTTTGAACGTCTGCTGTGATTAGTACTTTAACTTTTTAAATCAATTGATTTTTTATCTGTGACCAAGTGTCTTCTCGATCAGGATCATACGGTGTCCATGTGATTTGATTGATGATTGTTTCTAATGTTTTTTGTCGTTGACGATCAATAACAATATCGACATGCGGAAGAATTTCTTCAATTAACCAATAAAAATGCACAATTGGTGATGGCTGTACTTGATTCTGTCGAGTTGATTTAAATCTTGTACTACGACTAAAGTTGTCCTGCTCTACCGTGCTAGTATGAATTATACGACAATTTACGTTGTTGCAAGTGTGCGATACCAATGTTTGATAAACTTGTTGCCTACGAGCATGTTGTTGAGACTGTACCAACCGCGTATGATAATTTTTTATTTCTTGGTTGGTACTTGCACTGCTCAACCACCATGACCGATTGCCAAGATCAGTGTTGACATTAAAATGATACACTGGATCATTGCTTATAGTTGATTGCCAAGAATCATCTTGTAACATTTTATCAAATCTTTCGGTATATGGCCATTGAAAAATTACAATATTGTCTTGCATGTCTTTTATTAGATCAACAAATCCTGACACTAAAAATTCAGAGCCAGCACCAATTCCTGCTGTATTGATCACTTGATATTGCGGTGCCAATGCTTGTAAAATTTGAGGCCATTCAGGCCAGATATGACCGGTTGCAAATCCATCCCCAAAACAAAAAATTTTATTCATATTAAAACCGTTGATCAAAAGTTTTCAAATGATGATCTATCTGATTCCATAACTGAAAAGTGTTGCTAGGATAGTTGTCACTGTCAAACAATGCTCCGTCAAATACCCCAATGGTTTGTGTCAACATACTGTTGATCAATGCTTGTTCACAAATATTGCTATTAAACTCAATATTATTTCCCTTAAATGTTTCATGCACAATAGTTTTACATTTACAATAAGATTGCCATCCTTGATTTTTTAGTAAAAAACTTTCAAGCAGGAGTGCTAATTTGTGATCTGGAACAAATGTTGTGTTTAAAAAGTTTGATAGTTTGTATAATACATGATAAAATTCATCGATATCAAACAAACTTTCCATAGGAAAATTAAACGCAGGAATCTCTTGCCAACGCCAGTTACCTGGGTATGCATACCCGTTTTCTTCAAAGTTCAATTTAGAATACCAGTTGTTTCTAAACGCATGCGGTATGTTTTTTATTGTATTGGATATTTCTTCGTTTTTTTTCTCTGCTGGTATATCCCCCGCACGTTCAATTATATTAATTTGATAAATCCATTTAGCGTAATCATTCAAAATAGAAATTCTAATAACTTGGTTAGGAGTATCGGAATCAATATTAAATTCACTATAATGTTTTGCTGTTACCACACGATTAGACATATATTTTGAATTTGATCGTATGCAATGACTTGCTCCCAGGGTATTAAAGATATTTTTAACACGAGGACCTTTGAATAACCAAGTGTTTATTACATATTCTAAAAAATGTCCATGGCTACCACTGAAAAAATCCAAATAAATTTTCATGATGTTTTGATCTTTCCTAATAGTTGTTTTAGTTTGGCACTTTGAACGTCTGCTGTGACCTTGGCAGGCTCCGTACTGTCCCATGGAGGTGTGTCTGACTCGCCACTAGCCGTGCTAACTTGACTGCGGGCTTTGATTGAGTCCATAATGGATGCAGATGGCTTCTTTGAATAAGTGTCGCCATCTTCTCCGCCTTCGTCAGTAATGCGCATTGTTTCAATGTTGTACTCCAAATCAATTTTTTGACCAACGCCGGTCGAGCTTCGAGACTTCATACACTGTATCTGATACTTGCCACGCTCTTTCATGGCACGTGAAGTAAAGATACCAAACACGTTGTCTGCTGTGTTAATTTTGGATATACCACCTGAGATGTGACTGTGATCAAATTCAATTTCTTCCACGGCCGATCGATTCAACTGACTTGCAGTCACCATGAGTATGCCCAATTCCTTGGCCAGGTTACGTAGTTCTTCTGAAACATATTTGTCTTTGACAAACAAGTCGTTGGGACTGACTTTGGCACTAACAGGCATCAGCAAGTCCAAGTAATCAATCATCACAAAGTCCACACGTTTGCCTGTTTGTATTTGATACTCTTTCAAGTACGCACGTATGTCGTTGATATTGCTTTGTGCTGGTAATCCTTTGACTTGATAGTTGCCTGACTTCTTTGCAACTAACTTGACCTTGAGTTCTGTGGTATCAATATCCCGGCGAATGTCCTTGGTACTCATGTTGGTCAACATAGCATCTGTTCGCAAACTTGTTAGTTCTTCACTCAGTTCCAGTGTGATGTACACACCGCTCAACCCCTGTTGCAACCAGTTCAAGGCAATGTTCATCATCACAAGTGATTTACCTGAACCAGATCCACCAGCAAAGATGTTGAGTTCACCACGACTGAATCCACCGTACAACAACCTATCCAGTTGTGGCCAACCGGTTGACACTTGTCCGCCTGAGTTGAAATATTTGTTGATACGGCCTGCTGGATCTGCAAAATAGTCTGTGCCCATGTCCCGGGTCAACGATATTTGTACAGCATCTTTGATCAGTTTCTCCACAGGCTCAAAGTCACCCTTTTCCAGCATGTCTGCGGCTTTGAGAATTGCACGTTCTAGTTCTTGACGTTTGGTAAACTGTTCGAATTCGCCCATGAACCAATCAAAGTGGCCTTCGTTTAAGTCAGGCACTGCTTGTAGTCGAATGCCTGTGGTGGCAGAGATCTGCGTACGGTCAGGCAAGGTCTTGTGTTTGTCACTGTGTTCTTTTATGAACTCGGCCGCAGGTCGCAGACTCTTGTCAAAATTCTGCGGGTTGTAGATGTTCTGCACACGCACATAACTCTGTGCATCTTCCAACATCATTTCTAAAAATAATCGTTGAACGTCAAGTCCGTATTCTTTTAACAAGTGCTTTTTTCCTTAGTTCAATTTTAATTCTACTGGTCTCTCGCGATTGCATTATAGTTAGTAGGGCTCCTAATCGGCCCAACTTTATCACAGCATCATTAACATCTTTGCAGCCGTTGGGCCAATCAGGTATGCTCACTGCCCAGCCCAGTTCCAGTGCGCGATCAACGAGTTCAACGCCTGCCTGATCTTGATCCGGCACCACTGTTATCTGTTTGTCTAAACTGCGTATCAATCTAACTTGTGCATCACTTATGGTATTGTGCATCACTGCTACACCACCTATGCTGAGTGCATCAAATATGCCTTCTGTGACTATGACATGTTGCCAATCTGAGTGCTGTAAGTCTACCCCAAAC